CAAAATGTTTACCATAATGCTGAATTCCCAGAGGAATGGGAAGGTTAAAGGGTTTAAACGTATTTATACCAATGTTTAGATAGATTTTACAAAGTCAGTAAATGTGGTATAAAAAACGAAAAATAGCATTGATGATGATATACATATCAAAGATAAGCAACTGTAATGTTGTAATATCAATGGTTTAACCACTTTCTATATAGATATATGTTGTTAAATATGTCTATATAGGAGGTGGTTTTTTGTTGCTTTTAAAAGATTTAATAAAAGAATTTGAATTTGATATGCAAATAAAAAAGTTTACTACAAGAACGATAAAAACAGCTATTAACAGTACGAAAGCATTTACTATATATTGCAAAAAAGAATTTAATGCAGATAAATTAGAAGATATAACACATTTACACATAAAAAAATATATTTCCTATATGCAAGGATTAGGAAGGACAGAAGTTTATCTAAATTCTATTTTAAAATATTTAAGAATGTTTTATAGATATTGTATACAGGAAGATTATATTACAAAAGAACAAAATCCAATTTTAAAAGTTAATTGGGTTAAAGAGCCAAAAGTAGTAATAGAAACTTTTACAGATGCAGAAGCAGAGAGAATGTTAAAACAATGGGATTATAGAAAATATTACGATGCAAGAAATAAAGCAATTGTAGCAACTTTTTTTGAAACAGGTATAAGAAATTTAGAATTATGTAATATTTGCACTACAGATGTAAGGGATAGAGTAATTTTAATACATGGAAAAGGAAACAAGGAAAGATATGTTCCTATTTCTCCAGCATTAAAAAAAACATTAATAAAATTTGAAAGAATAAGAGAAGGTTATATAAAAAATAAAACAATTGAAGAAGATGCTTATTTTTTAAGCTATAGAGGAAGAAGATTAACAGTTGAAGCAGTACAAGTAGTAGTCAAAAAGACAGGTAAAATGGCTAAAATTAGAAAAAATATAAGATGTAGTCCTCACACGATACGGCATTATTATGCACAATTTATGCTAAAAAATGAAGTGGATATCTATACTCTAAGTCGCTTAATGGGGCATCAGGATACACAAATAACAAAAAGATACCTACAAAGTATTAAAGATAGTGAGATTGTAGAAATGAGTGTAAATACAAGTCCATTAATGTTGTTAAATAAAAATAGTTAGATGTGGCTTGTTTTCTACTGTATAGCACACTAGAAAACGTTAAGAGGGCTTCGCATTAGATTATATTACATAGTAACAAAAGTTACTGTTAAGTGTAAAATGAACAAAAAAATAAGTAGGTACTCACAATACCTACTACAAAACTGAATAAAGATTAACAAAACCTTCACCCCAAAAAACCATACATATGTTTATTGTATCAAAAAAAATGGAGGGGTGCAAGGTCTAGTTTCCTATTGTTAAAAATAGGTTAGTTGTTTAAGCATACAAGCAACTTTAAATAAATTGTATAGGTGTAGTTAGCCGATGCAAAAGGATAGTAACTCGGACAAGCAATATTTCTACTATTGTATTGTTTGCCCGTCAGGAGGTTGTATCTATCCTCCTTAAATTATTAGATAGGTAGGTAAACTGGTACGAAAGTACGGGATTATTGTGAAGCATTAGGGCAGTTTTTAATGCGATGAAGCATAATAACAATAGTAGTATAAAAGAAACTTCAACCGATACGAAGAGCATAGAAATATGCTTTTTTTCCCTCTTTTCTAGGGGGAAACTATATCCAAATTGCTTAACCTCCTCAAAAAGCATAAAGTTGTTGGGAAAAAAGTCAAGATTTTTATTAAAATACATATAGTCATTAAAAACTATAATGTTATTGCACCTAAAAGAAATTTGACCAGTTGTAACAGACGATGGGATTATATGTTAAAATATAGGTATATTCTATATAATATAATCTAAGGAGATGTTTAAAATGGTTGGTTTGTTACTTTCAGCATTATGTTTTTTTATTGCATATCTTTTGTCTAAGTCAATGCAGAAAGATGTAGAGGAAAGAGAAAAGGTGGAAGGTGTTATAATGGTAGACCTACTTACAAAATACTTAGGCGGATTTCCAACGGTATCAAGTGATAACAAAACGGTTGAGCTTACTGTTAAAGATAATGGTGTGGTTTTTAATTTTCTTGGTAGAAAACCTATGCAATTCATCAGCAAAAAGGATTTGCTTAATGCAGAGGTTAGAAGTGAAAGTCAAATAACAGAAGACATTAGTTTGGGAAGAGTATTGGCATTTGGAGTTGTAGGATTAGCTATGAAGAAAAAGAATACTGTTAACAAAAATTACTTAGTAGTGAGTTATAATGACAAAGGACAAAAAAGAGATGTAATTATGGAAACTAGTCCACATCTAACAGATAAAATAGCTGTGAGAATAAGAGAATTAATAAGAGGAATTTATTGATAATTTATAAAATTTAGGTACAGGCATTTTGATCACCCATATTGTATTTAAGTAGTAACACAACAGACAAATTAATCACCAATACTTTTATCATTAAATGACACAAAAATGAGCTATATAACGGCTTTAAATTAATTAGATAGGCAATTATACCTAAAGATGATTAAAACACGTATATGAACGTTTAAGGTGCATTTAAGTGTATGTTTTTAAGAAATAAAAGAAATTTTAGCATTTATAAAATAGACAAAGGAAGTTTAGCTGATTTAAAATCTCTTCACACACAATGTGTGGAGGCAATGTCTAATTATAAATGACATTGCCTTACTACAAAAAAACAAAGGAGATGGATTTATAGGAGTTTGTAGAAAATATGAAAGAGAATACGATAGAAATAGGCGATAAGAGGGACAAAAACACTTGTATTTTTGCTGTCAATTCCCATTATATATATGAAGGCGTAGTATAAAAGGCAAATATAAAAGATGTAGTAAGTGTGGAGAAATTAAAATTGCTAATGAAAGACATTTTAGTCCTAAAAAAGATAGCAAAGATGGTTTCCATCCATATTGTAAGGAATGTAGAAGCAAAAACTAAGAAATTGTGTCAAAAACACTTGTATAATTCGGTGGTTAAGGGTATATATATATGAAGGGGTAGTATCTTTAAATATGTTTATTTATTTTTAAGTAAGCAGATTTAAGGATATTTTTTTATATCCTTTATACTCTTTTGTATTAATTATATTCATAATTGGTAAGTTTTTGTTGTTTTGTAGCAAGTGCAAATCTTGCCTCCTCCAAAAAAATAAAGTATAAACAACTGGGCAACGGGAATTAATGCGTTGCAATTATTTTTGTATATATAGGTAGGATTAATTTCCTGCCTATTTTTTTATATTTATTCTGTTAAGTTTTTTTAAAAAATGAAAAGGAAGTGTAAAAAGTGAATGAAATTTATAGAATTAAACTTAAACAGTACATTAAAGAAAATGGACTAAAGCAAAGGTTTTTAGCTAAAAAATTAGGAATAACAGAACAATATTTGTGTATGTTTTTAAGAAATAAAAGGGATTTTGGCAATAAATTATTAAAGCAAATAAATAACATTTTAAATAATTAAAAAATAAAAATAAGGGTTTAATTATAGTAACTTATTGTAAGGGATTATAATTAAAAACTTAAAGGAGTGGATCTTATGGAAAACTTAAACAACAACCAAACAACAGAGGAAAGGACAACATTTACGGAGGAAGAATTACAAAAGAAGGTGCAAAGTGCAGAGGATAAGGTTAGGACAGAATACAGTAAGAAAATTAAAGCACTAGAACAAGAATTAGAAGCATTTAAACCTAAAAAATCTAATGCAGAAATTGAACTAGAAGAAAGAATTAAAAAGCTAGAAAATAAGGAAAAAGAGTTACAGGCAAAGGAATTAAAGTTAAAAGTATCTAAAACTTTAGAAAGTAACGGTCTACCTACACAACTTGCTAATTTCATACAGATGGAAGGGGTAGAAGATGTAGAAAGTTACTTAGGAGAAGTTAAAGAAGTTTTAAACAAGCATTTAGTTGATAACTCTTATAAGCCTAAGGAGCATAATTCAAATAAGACAAACATTACAAAAGAACAATTTAAAAAAATGAACTTATTGGAAAAACAAAAATTGTATAAAGAAAATGAAGCATTGTATTTAAAATTAGCAGAATAATACAATGCTTTTTTATATATTCAGATGCCAATGGCAATGGATTCTGAAACTAAACAATAATAATTATTAATTAAAAAACTAAAAGGAGAGATGGTAGTATGGCAAATTTAATAATACCAAACGTATATTCTACAACACTAAGAGAAAAAATGGAGGGAAGAATAAAACTAGCACAACTTGCATTTCCAATGCCTCTTGATGAATTCAAGCAAGTCGGAGAAACAGTTATATTTCCAAAATTTAAAGCAATTGGAGATACAGAAGATGTGGTGAAAGGTACACCTCTAAAACCAGAACAACTACAACAGGACTCAAGCAAGGCAACAGTTATGCATAAAGGAAAAGCAATAAGGGTATTTGATTACGATGATAAAACAGCAATGGGAAATTTCATCGAAGAAGCTAATACACAACAAGCAATAGTTTTTGCAAGAACTTTAGATACAGAATTATTTAAAGAAGCATTAAAAAGTCCCCTTAAAAGTGCAGTTGCGGAAGATAAGAAGATAACAGCTACAGAAATAAACAATGCTCTGCAACTTTACGGGGATGAACAAGACATAGAAGATTTTTCAGGAATATTAATACATAGTTTATTAATACCAAGCATGATTGCAATGCCTGAATTTACAGAAGCAAGTAAATTATACAATACAGAAAATAATGGTATTGTAAGAAATGGATTGTTAGGATACTTTAGAGGAATACCCGTTTTCATAACGAACACAATGATGGATTCAAATGAATGTGTAACTTTAATTGTAAAGAAAAATTCTTTAGCATATATGTTAAAGAAGGACTTTGGAGTAGAAGAAGAAAGAGAAGCAAAATTAAGAGCAACCGATATCGTTGCAGACATGATGTTTGCAGTTAAACAAACGGATGATGAAGGTATTGTTGTTGTAAGAAAAACAATTAAATAATAGGATGGTGGGGTTAATTCCCTACCTTTTTTTTATACTAATTTACTTACCTTTTGTAATGCAAGAGCTAAATTTTTAGCCTTTGCAAAAATAAATAAATAGGAGGAATTAATATGTTAAGTCAAGAAAAAATGAAGTTTTTAAGACAATTGCATAATATAAGTCAAATTGCACTTGCAAAAGAAATTGGTTGCACCAGAAATCATATTAGCATGGTAGAGAATAGAAATAATGTTTTAACAGAAGAATTTTACAATAAATATATAAATGCAATATATAAAATAGCTAGTGCAAAAGAAGAAGTTATAGAAGATAAAGTCGCAGAAGTGCAAGAAGAACTTAAAAAAGATAGATAATAAAATTAATGGAGATTTTCGTTCTCTTTCAAAGGGGAATGTAAGAATAATGGAGATTATAAACAGCCTAATTTAAATTTAGGCAGTCGTGCAAGAAATGATATTCTGGAAGAATTCGATGGGCTTGAGTTCAAGCCCATCGGCGAAACCACGAATTTGACGCCTTTAAATTTATTGAAGAAGAATACAACAGAATATTAGAAAAACATGCAAGACTAAAACAATCATTTTTAAAGATGTATAACACTATTAGAAAAGAGAATAGGGATTTATTGTTAAAAAGATAAAATTGGGGGATTGAATTTCCCCCAAGGAATTTCAAAAATTCATTTTGAATGTTGACTACACACAATCTGTGTACCAGAGAGGACATTAGAATATAAATTAACGTTCTCTTTCAAAGGGGAACGTAAAATGGGGCTATTCTCTTGCAAAATAATAGCTATAACACAATGACATCAATGGTTTACAAGATTTTACATAAGAAATTAAAATGTTGGCACTTTTTTAAAGTTCCCTATAATAATATATATAAAGTGAAAATCGAAAAAGTGCCAACAATAAAAATAAGAATACACCGCATTTTGAAGTTTCTTTGTTTACTTTGTGGGCTTAATTTCTCCACTAACGTTCCGAAATGTAATCCTTACGCAACAAAGTAAACAAAGAAAGTAAAGGTATTATAAAACTACAGGGGGATGATATTAATGTTCATTAATAATTTAGAATTAAAAAAGTATAAAAACTATAAGGAATTATGCAATGTATTGGAAGAAAAAATTAAAAGTGGAAAATCTAAAAGGTTACAATTAAAAGAATGGGAGAGATATTTTACATATAAAAAAGATGGTTATGGATTTGTCATCACTAAGATTTATTCTACACCAAAAGAAAAAATAGATGGTAGAAAAGTTGGTAAAACTGGATTAAATCCCAATAGTCACGGTAATGCTAAAGCAGAATACATAGGAAACATACAAAAATTAATACTAGATTTACTTGCACAAAATACAAACGATTTATCTTATGGAAGGGTGTTCCTTAGTAAAAATCAGCTGTTAAGAGCTTTAAAAATGGTAAATGATAACTATGCTTTCTGTAAACAAAGAATACCTAAATTAAGCAAATTTATAAAAATTGATAAAGAAACTGTAGAAGAGTGGTTTGACAGTACAAGCAGTATGCTAGAAAGAAACTTAGAAACAGCATTAAAAGAATTGGAAAAACAATCTTTAATTTTTTGGAGTAGAGAAATAACAGTTGCAGAAGCACAAGCAGTAGCAGAAATGGAAAACTTAGGGGAGATTATAAAGACAACAAAAACAGATGCAGATGGAGAAGAAATTGAGGAATATACATATACAACAGATTCTACAGTTATTTTAAAACACAGGGAAGCAACAGAAAAAGAAAAAGCATTTATTTTGCGTGTAGAAAGAGAAACATTAAAAGAAATGCAATGTAAAAATAAAGCAGAAGTAATCTTAAAAGGGCAATGGAGTAAATTTACTAAAAAAATAAATGATAAAACTTTAGAAAAATTAAATATAGCATTTTATTATAAATCATACAAAATAATTTTTAATCAGGATCATGTAACAGAAAAAATTAAAGATATAGAAAAATTGGAATTAGACTTTTACATAAGAAAAGAAGAGCAACAAAAATTAAACAATGGTGTAGGGGATAAAATATACACTAATGCAAAACGTAGACATCAGAAAGCTAAAAATGAAAAGGAAAATATATTAGGAGTAGAACATGCAGATGAAAAAATAAATAGAAGAGCAGCAGAAGATTATATAAAAAATAATAAAGAATTAAACAAAAATTTAATAGATGCAAAAGCTAAAGATATTTGTAATTTAGTTAAAAAAACAAAAACTGGAGAATTATCTAGAGAAGATATAAAAGTAATAGAAAGCTTATAATTCTTTGCAAAATTTTATTCGGTAAGTTAATCGATAAAACATACCGTTACATTCGGTACAATCTAAACTCTATAAGTATTGGTATATAAGGGTTGTAAAAGTGGAATGGTAATAAAAAATAGGGGCGAAGAAATAAGAAATAGTAATAAGAAATAGAGAAAGCCGACAAGCGATTTTTTCGTTGGTCGAGGGTAAAGTAAGAGGGAGGAATTAAATGAAAAATGATGAGATTAAAAAATATCTAAAAAATAATAAAGAAAAAAAAGTATATTTTATAAAATGGTATATAGATGCAGATAAAACAAAAGAAAGTTATGAAAAAGAATGTAAACCAAATTCTATTGTTGAATATGAAAGTGCATTAAAATGGTTACTTGAAGAAGATGTACAAGATGCAGTTAAAGCATATTTAAAAAATCAAAGAGTGTTTAAAATGCTTGAAATTTATGATAGTATGTTAAAAAAAGCACTAGGCGGAGATGTTAAAAGTGCGGAATGGGTAGAGAAGTTTTTTAAATCAGATTTCTTCAAGGGTGATGAAGTTGATGAAATAAGTGAATACCTTGACGGTATTGAGATTCCTGTATTGAGTGTGATAAGTAATGGCAATAAGTAAAGCAAATGCAAAAAAGTTAAAATATCTATTTCAAGATGGAAATGAGAAAGATTTTATAAGAGCATTTATAAAAATAGTAAATAAAGATACTAAAACAGTACCATTCCTGCTAACACGAGAGCAAGAAGAATTTGTTGAAGGATTAGAAAAGTTTAATATAGTGCTAAAGAGTAGACAGTTGGGTTTAAGTGTTGTAACTGTAGCATTAAGCATAAGACAATGTATTGTTTATCCTAATTCATGTTGTATGTTGGTATCACACGACCAGAAGAGTTGTAATGCAATATTCGATAAACTAAAGCAACAATTTAATAGTTTGCCTAAGTGGTTAAAACCTGAACAAATAGCTAACAATAGGCAAGAAATTAAATTAAAAAATGGTAGTAAAATTACTTGTGTATGTGCAGGAAATAAAGACGTGGGCAGGGGTGATACCTTACATTTAGTGCATTTGAGTGAGTTTGCATTTTGGAAGATGCAAAAGAAACAATTAAACAGTATAACTCAAGCATTAGCACCTGATGGAAGATTAATAATAGAGTCAACGGCAAATGGTTTAAATTATTTTCATGATTTATATTTTCAAGCAAAGAACGGAGAAAACTCTTATAAATCATTCTTTTTCAATTGGATAAATGGTTCATCTTTATTTAAAAAGGATTATGCAAATTCAGTTGAAATTTATAAAAGTAGGAATAACGGAAAAACATTATCAAAAAATGAATTGGATGATGAAGAAAAGGAACTAGTATCGCTAGGTGCGGCAGTAGAACAACTAATGTGGAGAAGGTTGAAGGTTTCATCTACAGGATTAGACGCATTTAAACAGGAATATCCAAGCACAGATATAGAAGCATTTATAAGTACGGGTAATAGTGTGTTTGATAACAAGAGAATTACAGAAGTAGAAAGGGCTATAGTACATAACAAAACTAAATATATTTCCAAGGAAAAGATTATAGATTTGCCAATGATATTAAAAAATCATTATGGTAAATCTTTTTTTATGTGGGTATTCCCCACTTTTGGGGAAAAGTATTATATTGGAGCAGATTTGTCCGAAGGAGTTGGAAAGGATTATTCTGTGATAGAAGTATTGGATAAAAATGGAGAACAAGTTGCAGAGTTTAGAAATAACAAGATAAAACCTTATCAAATGGCTGAGATAATTAATGCAATAGGATTATATTACAATAAAGCATTAATTACTGTAGAGAAGGCATCGGGAGGACATAGTGTAATAGAAAGGTTACGTTATGATTTACAGTACATGAACATGACTAAATATAAGAGTTATGATCAGTTTAATAGAGTTGTTTGGAACGTGGGCTTTGATACCAATAATAAGACAAAAAGTTTAATAATTAATGATTTTGTTGAGTTATTTGAAAAAGGACAATTAAAAATAAATTCAAGAACACTTTTACAAGAAATGAAGATTTTTGAAATTAATGAGAATGGAAAAATGGGAGCAGCAGGAAGTGGACATGATGATACAGTTATGGCAATGGCATTAGCTATAGTTAGTTTAAAAAATCCATTCTATTATAAATTTTAAATGTAGAACTTTAGTAAGGTGCAATATGGACATTACTAACTTAACAAACAAGGGTATAACTATTGGTTATAGGCAAACGTTTTGGACACAATGTCCATTCCGTTCATAAAATAAAGAGGAGTTGATAATATGCAAACATTAGAAAAATATATACAAGATAAATACGCAAACAATATTTTTTGGTTTGAGGAAGAAGTGCAACAAGGTTACCACTTGCAAAGAATTTCAAATGTTTTAAATAATAAAAAATATCTAAATGGTAAACATAAGATTTTAAAAAGAGAAGATAGCAAGTGGAAGGGAGAAGAATTTATTACAACAAAGTTAGTGTTGCAAGAAGCTAAAACAATATTAAATTTTCATGCGACCTATTTGTTGGGCAAACCAATTAGTTTAAATGGCAGTAGCGATATGGTTAAAGAATTTACGAAAGTATATAGGAAAGGCAAATACAATAGAACAGATTATAAGATATTAGATAATGTTTTAAAATTTGGTGATACATTTGAATATATATACATAGAAGGAGATAGGATTAAAAGTAAGATAATTAAAAGTGAGGACAGTTATCCTGTATATAGTGAAGATACAGGGGAATACATAGGGTTTATTGAGCATTGGACAAGTTGTAGCAATAATGTAAGTTACTATAATATTTATTATCCTGATAGGGTTGAGGTATGGAATAATGAAGGTGGAGAACTTCAAAAGGTTAATGAATATATTAATATTAGTGGATTACCTATTCATTATAAAAATTTTAATGATAGGTTTGGTAGAAGTGAGTTAGAGGATATTAAACCTATACTAGACCAAATCGAGGATATACTTTCCAAAATGACCGATGCAGTATATACATTATCTTTAAATCCAATTCCAGTTTCAATAGGGCAAAGGATAGAGGGAACTATACCAAGCGAAGCAGTAGGATATAGTTTAAACTTAGACGTAGGTAGTTTTAGTTTTGTAAATGCAGAAATGGATTATAATACAATTAAATTATTATTAGATACATTGCATAAGAAGTTGGAAACAGTTGCAAGTATTCCATCCGTAGCAACAGGCAATACTAATGTGGCAAATGTATCAGAAGTTAGTTTAAGTATGTTGTATAGTTTAAGTAGTGTAAAGGCGATGATGAATGAGCAATGGCTAAGAAATGGATTTGAGGACAGATGGGAAGTTATAAGACAGTTGTTAGAGATGCAAGGCAAAAAATTTAATGATGATGATTATGTAGATGTAGAGTTTAATTATTCAAAACCAGTTAATTCGGAGGAACTACTTAAAAATTTAAGAAATCAATGGGAAATGGGAGCAATAAGTTTACAGACAATAATTGAAAAATCTAATTTGACAACAGATGTTCAAGCAGAGTTAGAGAGGTTAGAAGAGCAGGGAGCGAAGTCAACAAAGGATAACTATAATTTTATGAGTAAATCGGTTTGACCGAGTTGCAAAAACAAAAAGGCAAAACAAGGGGATATTACAGAATAGTTATTATCAGTTAGAAGTTGTAATTGATAATGGGGAATGGGTGGATATTTTGAATATACCATATGGGGGTATAGGTTAAAGGGAACATATAACAAGGGGAAATGAGAGGAGCATATGGGGGTATAGGAAATAGGGTGTAATAAGTTGTGGAATGTGGTGGAAGGTTACTACACTTAAATTCGCCCTGTTATATATAAAAATTTCTAATGTCCCAGAAAGCAGGACACTAGGTTGTCCTAAAATAGGACATCAAAAAATATTGCTACCGTTTAAAACGTTAGCAAACAAATATACACTTTAAACACTAATATGCACACTTTATACAATCATTATACATTTACATAAATAACCATAAATATACCAATAAAATACAAAAACATGATAAAATGTACATAACGGACACACAAATGGTCAATTGATAACAGTAAAATATACTAGCAAATAAATGAAAACAGGTTTAAACCTTTGTATATCAATACTTATAATATGTTTTCATAACTCTATTAAATATGTATTTAATGCAGTTGAGTTTCGTTTAATAGTTTTTTAACGAAATTGGATTATCAATTAGGTGAATAAGTTGAGAATAGGGAAAGTGCATAAATGTATAAAGTTGCATGGTCTGATTACCCCTTTTTGTATATTGCATTATATGTAAGTACGTTTTTTCCCCACAAAGAAATTTTTTCATCAGTACATATAGTTTTTTAACGACTATATGTCAAATTCGTGGTTTTGCTGTGAAACCATCTAATCGTCATTTTTGACGAAAACCCCTTATTTACCCCCCCTCATAACCCCTCTTCACATTTTGAGTGTGATGAAATAAAAATTAAAGGAGGTCTTTAATGTGACAGTATTACAAAGATTAAAAATAGAATTAAATAATAAAGATTATTTTACAGATAATACATATATTATGTATTTGCAAGAAAACAATTTAGATTTTGCTACAGAATACAATAAAAAAGATATGCAGAAAGATTTATTATTAACTGTAATAGATATATTAGAAGCAGTTGCAAACGACGTGGATTTAATGCGTCAAGTAGAAGATAACACAGTAGGATTAACAACTACAGAGGCATATAAATTATTAAAACAGAGGATACAAGATATAAAAGAAAGAATTGCAAGTATTCCAATTTCAGAAGAAAGTTTTAGTAATGTTTCATTATTGTTTACAAGAAATAGATAAAGGAGGTCTTAAAATGAATACACAAAAAAATATGTGGAATACACTTTTAAAAAAAACAGGACAAGAAGTAAAAATTATTAGAGAAAATGTTGCAAATGTTGTTTTTAAAGAGTATAATAATGCAAATGCATCTGTAGACGATAAGATCGTATTTGCAGATGTTAACACGTTAAACCAAGGGGCTATTTTATTATATAATAATAATAATTATCTAATAATACAAGAAGAAGAAACTATAAATAACATATACACTAAATTTATAGTAAGAAGATTAGATAGCATAATAAATATATACATAAATAATAAATTACAAAGTATCCCTTGTTTTATAGAAACTTCTTCACAAGATGTATTATATGCAGGTTTGGCAATTCCAACAGGAAATATGCGTTTAACTGTGCAAAATAATACAATAACTAAACAAATTACAGAAAATATGCGTATAATAAAGTTTGGATATGCTTGGAAGGTAATTGCCAAAACAGCAGAAGTAAAAGGATTAAGATACATTTACCTAGAAAAAAGTTCTACAACAACGGACGATTTAATTGAGGACGAAATAGCAGATTACTATAAATATAATGTTAAACATAACTATGTAATTAAAACAAATGTTGCAACTGTAGAATTAAAAGAAAATAATACAACAGAACTTATAGTAACTGTTATAGATAATAACACAGAATTAGAAAAACCTACAATAACATATAAATCTAACAATATAGATATAGCAAAAATAGACGATAATAGAATTGTAACAGGTGTTAAAGAAGGCAGTACAACTATTTCTATTGTATTTACAGATGCAGAAGGAAAAGAGTTAAAAAAGGATATAGATGTAATAGTTACTAAAATAAAATCTAATAATACATATTCAATAGAAGGCGAAGCAAAGTTGATGTGGACAACAAATCAAATATATAAGATAACAAATAGAAATGGAAACTTATCAAATTCCAAATTTAACTTTAAAATAGATTACCAAGAAAGCGATACAAATGTAGCATTGTTGGAGGTAATAGATGATACAAGTTGTAAGATAACCGCAAATGACAAGCGAATTAGAGGCAATATAGTTTTAATTGCAACAGATGTAGAAAGTAAAAAAGAAATAAAGAAAGATATAGAAATTGTAGGTTTCTTTGGGTAAGGTAGGGCTATATAATAGGTACATATATAATGTAGCTATTTTTTTATGTTGTTTTACAGTACAATTGATGATATACTGTAACTATATTAAGATATTAAAATCTTATTTATAATGACATACGTACATTTGGAACTACTATTGAAATTCCTATGGAACGTGCAGCAGGTCTTCAAAAACTTA